ATTCACAAGATTGCGCTCGACCAGTTGATTTACGACGTTGGCGTTATCGAGCACGTTTTCAATACGGTTATCGGTCCAGACGGAAAGCCTGAGCCGGGATTGAAGCTGCAAGAGCTAACGGCGTTGCGTGGTGCGAACGTGCATCGCATCCTCGACGCACACGGCAAGCTGCTTCGGTACGTACAGGACGAGTTTATCGAAGGCGGGTCTGGTCTGCTGCTCGACTATGAATCACCGACTGCGGTGTTCTTTGAGCCACGGCAAATCACGTACTTGCCGCTCACGCCGAATACGACGACGCCCGAAGCGGTTCCGTTGATCGAAGCCATCGTCAACGAGGTCATCACGATGCTCCGTTCGTCGGAGCACGCGATGCTGGCGCTCGACGCCGACGAGATTCCGCCAGGGATTCTGGTGCTGACCGGTATCGCTGGTAAGGCTGCGGAATCCGCAAAGGCCGACTTGCAACGGATGCGCGGCAAGGACCATAAGATTCGCGTGATCACTAACGCGGACCCGCAGGCCAACGGCGCGAAATGGGTTGAATTGCGCCGGTCGCAGAAAGACGTGGACTTCGTCAACGTCGTCAAAGAGGTTCGCCGCACGATTTGGCGTGTATTCGGCGTCATGCCGGTGGAAATGGGCGCTACCGAAGACGTGCCGCGCTCGGTCGGTCAGGTGCAACTCGACGTGTCGGCCTCTCACCTTATCGGGCCGATGCTCGAGCACATCGAGAACAAGGTCAACGCGCGTATCCTTCCGCTGGTGGCGGGCACGCCGGAGCGCGCGAAGATGGTCCGCTTCCGGTTCGACCGTGAAGCGAAGCTGACTCCGTCTGAAGAGCAAGACCGGTCGCAAGCCATCGGTGCGCTCGTAGACCGGGGCATCCTTACCCGCAACGAAGCGCGCCGCCGTATGGGTGAGCAGCCTGTGCTCGGTGGCGACGTGGTCACGCTCACAACCGGCCAAGGCGTGTTGTTGCTGACCGACATCGTCGGCATGACGGGTCCGCTGTCGCCCAATGGCGGTGGTTCGGGAATGCCAGAACCGATTACACCGCAGAATTTGTACCCCGAACCCGCTCCGCGCGCTGTGGGGGACGAAGACCCCACAAATTTTCCCAAAGCGGGGGATAACCTCAAGGTTAGCCTCCGCAATAGCAACTACGCGGTGTTCGATGCCGACTTTGCAGAAGATTTGAAGGTGAACTGGCCGCAGATTTGGCGCAAGGGCGGCAATATCCGTGGCAATAGCCAGTACCGTAAGCTGAAGCCCGTAGTCGAGCGCGGCGGCGTGGTGGAAACCGCAGAAGAGGAAGGCGCGGTGCGGCTGCGTGAAGCATGGTCTGCGCGACACTTCAAGGACTTCCGGCTCCCCGGCGTGGTTGCACTCATCAAGTGGTTTACGGTGGGTGAAATTGGTCAATCCGAGATGAAGCGCGTCATCAATGATGAGAAGAAGCGGCTGGAAGGACTGGATCGACTCGGCGTTCGTGCGCTGCCTTCCGAGTGGCAAGATGATGGTCCGTTCGCATCGCTGCGCACCCTCGACCTCGCGAACTTGGGGCTGCTCGTAGACAGCTACCACGACGACGTAGACTCGATGTGGGAAGAGGCATCGGTAGCGTTGGCTGCGATCTTTGCTTCCCGATGGACGCGCGGTGGCCTTACAGAAACCGCTGCGCAGCAACTGATTCAGCAGTCCTCGCAAGTCCTCGACGCGCTTACGGTCAAGTGGAGCGAGCGGACCTATGAGCTTTATCGAGAAGCCGCGTACCTTGGTGCAGAGCGTGCGTCGGAATTGACCGGGCAGGCCCTCGATGAAGCCTGGGAGCAGGCTGCGTATCTGTACCACCAAGAAGCAATGAGTTGGCTCACGTCAGCAGGCGGTATCTTGCCCGACGTGCGCGCGCGTTTGCAGGAAACGGTCGCTATGCTCACGCGCAGCGATGCGGCTATCCCTGAGTTCGACACCGACAACTCGGTCGATATGGCCGTTGTGGCGCTCTCTGCAGGCATGGTGGCGAATCGCTTTCGCATCCACAACTGGTCCGGCAAGCTCGTCATGCTTGCTAACGAAACCATGACGGCTGCGGTGCAGAAGGCGAGCACGGTCATGCTCGACGCCGATGCAATTGGGGCCGATGGAATTGCAGGTCCGCGCGTCACCGACTGGTACGTCGATTGGGCGAACGTAGGCGATGCGCGCGTGTGCCCGACGTGCATCAATGAAGGCCAGAAGCCGATACGGCCTATGTCAGAACTTGTGACAATGCCGGGTGGCGATACGCAATGTGGAGCAAGATGCCGTTGCGTCCTTATCCTTTGGACTGCAGAGGAAGTGCGGTCGGGAGTCGCCGTAAAATTCTAAGCAACGTACTATCGGCGGAAGTTTGACGGTCGAGCGTAGGTAGCGGTAGTGTTATGCGAGCGATGGCTGATAGACACAGCCTATCCAAGCAGGGTCGAACTATGACGGTCGATAAATTTCCGTTTCTGCGCGAACTTGATGCTGCAAAGCCCGATGAAGTGCTGGCTGATGGTCGCAAGGTGTTCTCGGTGCGTTGCCGGGTGCCCTTCTCGGCCCCGATGCAGCAGTGGGAAGTCGCGGAGCGCGCCAAGGCTGAGCGCGTCATCATCGACAGCGGCGAAGGCGAAAAGCTCGACCCCTCGGCCACCGCGAATCCCAATCAAGATTCCGTGGACTTTGAGAATCCGGTGATTTTCGGCACCGCGTCTTCGACCTCGGTAGACTTTTACGGCACCGAGATGAGCAAGGATGCGCTTGAGCAGATGGCGGTGCAGATGCGCGCGGGCATTCCGTATCTGCCGCGCCACAACAACGGCCTGAACGGCGCGGTCGAGTGGGACGAAGTTATCGGTCGCACGATGGACGCCGAAGTGGCGCGCGTGGACAGCGTTCGTGCGGCGTTCAACCAGAACGAAGAGCAATATGTGCTGCGCGCGAAAGTGATGCTGTACCAAGACGAGCCCGGTGCGCAGTCGATGATTCGCCGCTTGGCTCGTAACGAGAAAATTGGACAGTCCATCGGCGGCTGGTTTACCCAGTTGCAGTTCGTCCAAAATTCTGAGGACGAAATCGAGAGGGTGATTGTGCGCGGCATCGAACTTGACCACCTTGCGGCGACTCGCGCGCCTGCGAATCCCGACAGCAACGACCTCGTTAGCTTGCGGTCGGCGGTGCGTTCGATTCTCACGCAGTTGCCGGTGCCGATGAAGGTTGAGCGTGCAGCGCCCGACTTTATGGACTTCCCGCTGGCTCCCGAAGAAACGCCGTGGTCGTGGGTTGCGGCAGACCAAGACGCCGTTTTGGGCGAAGAGATGGATTGGGACCGCTACGCCAGCGTTCACGCCTACTACGACCCGGAGAATCGCGAGGTCAAGTACGGCTACAAACTGCCGTTTGCGAAGGTGATCGACGGTCGCATCCACGTCGTTTGGCGCGGCGTTGCGGCGGTGATGGGAATTCTGCTTGGCGCTCGAGGCGGCGTAGACATTAGCGACGAGGACCGTCGTCGCGCCTACGACCTCATGGTGCGCTACTACGAGAAGTTTGGAAAGGTGGCCCCTGAGTTCCGTATGCGTTCGGACGTTGAAGTCCGACACATCATGGAAATCGAGGACCACGAAGACCATGTGTGGGTCAAGTTCGCCAAGGAATACGCCGAAGAAGCGGAGCCTATGGCAGAGCCTGACGAGCCCACCGAAGAGGTCGAGCTTTCCAAAGAGTCTGAGCCTGTCGTGGCAGCGACGGAAACCGTCGTTGCGAACGAGCAGGATCAAACCGAGTCCCGCACTATCGCGGGTGAAACCAAGCAGGAGCGTAAGATGTCTGATTTCAATATCGACGCCTTCGCGGCTCTCCTTGACTCCAAGATGGCTCCGCTTGCCGAGCGCGTGGCGCAGCTTGAAGTCCAGAAGACCCCCAAGGCTGAAACCGCTGAAGACCGTTTGGCCGCTGCTGAGGCTCGCGCCAAGGCCGCTGAGCAGAAGCTCG